TGATCAGGCCCTCGCCTTCGTCCTCGAGGAAGAAGGCGGAGTCGCGAACGATGCCGCGGACGCGGGCGGGCTGACGAAATTCGGGATCTCCTCGAGAGAATATCCCGAAGTCCGCCTCTCGACATTCTCTCGAGAACAGGCGATCGCGATTTACAAACGGGACTTCTGGGACCGCCTGAAATGCGACAACCTGCCCTGGCCCGTAGCGCTCGTCTTATTCGACACGGCCGTGCAACACGGTTCGACCAACGCCTCGCGATGGCTGCAGCAGGCCCTCAATGTGAAGGCCGACGGGATCATCGGCGATATCACCACACGTGCGGCCTGGGCGACATCCCTCGCCGCTCTGGAAGATCTGCTGTCCGCCCGCGCCTTCTGGTATGCCGGCTGCGGCGGTTTCCTCCACTTCGGCCGCGGCTGGATGCGGCGCCTGTTTCGTCTCCACTCCGAAATCGAGAAAGGATTCGCATGAACAAACTGCTTAGCAACATCACCCATGTTCCCTCGTCTCTGGCCGGGGGCGCCCTGGCAGGCCTGGGCGCACTGCTCGCTCTGCTCAATCCGAATACGCCCATCGGCGGCATCGTCCAGGAAGTGGCCGCCGCGCATCCGAAAGTCGCCGCGGGTCTCGCGGTTGTCGCCGGACTGGGATTGATCTTCGGCGTGGGACCGAAAGAAGACAACTCGAAATAACATGCCGGAACTGGATCGCCAAAAGACCGAAGAATTCATCCGCCTGCACGCCCAACATGCGCGATGTGAAAAGCGGATGAAGGAACTGAAAGCGGAACTCCTGCCGCAGATCGTTGACGGCGCAACATCCTCGACAGAGCTGCCCTTCCTCCTAGTGAATCAGCCGCAATCGAAAAAGCAGCCGGACTGGAAAGGTTACGCGCTCGCGTTACTTCTCCGGCTCTACGCCCGATCGAAGGACCCGGAAGCCAAAGCCGCAGCGGAACTGGAACGCGTCGACCAAAGCTGGGAGAAAAAAGAAAGCCCCGCCCTGCACGTCGTGATCAACAAAGACTTCGCCGGCTCGCTCGAGTCGCGCCCGAAAGTCATCCTCTTCACCGCGTAGTCCCCTTCACAATTCATGAAGCTCGCCCCGTTTCCGGGATTCCTTTCTCCGTCCTATCCCGCACAATCCGTCTTTCTTGATTCCTCGAGGACCGTCAATTTCTACCTCGAGCAAATTGAATCCGGAAGCGGACGTTCGCCCGCGGCACTGATCTGGACACCCGGCAAGATTCTCTTTTCGACACTCGGCGCCGGGCCTGTGCGCGGACAGTTCACCGCACCCGATGGGTTTCTCTATGCGGTCGGAGGCTCGAATCTCTACCGGGTGAATGCGGCCGGGACCGCGACATCATTGGGCTCGGTCGGCAACGACAACCGGCCCGTGTCCTTTGCGGCATCGGCTACCGACATCGGCATCATTTCCGCGGGCCTGGGCTACTACGTCAGAGGCGGTGTCCTGACCCAGATCACGAGCGCGGGCTTTCCTCCCAATGCGTTGAAGATCGGCTACTCCGATGGCTATTTCATCGTGCTCGCCGCGGACGGCTACTTTTACATCTCCGCACTGAGAGACATCACGTCCTGGTCCGCACTGGACCGGGGGACGGTGGAATCCTCAGCGAACACCCAGGTCACGATGTTGATTGACCACCGCGAAGTGGCGATCTTCGGCGACAAGATCACGCAGTTGTTCGATGACACCGGCGCGGAGTTTCCCTTTGAACCCTCACCGGCCGGCATCATCCAGGTCGGCTGCGCGGCACGCTTCTCTCCGGCACGTTTGGACAATTCGTTTTTCTGGCTGGGTGCGGACGAACACGGACAGGGCGTGGTCTGGAGAGCACAAGGCTACTCCCCCAAACGCGTATCGAATCACGCCATCGAATACGCGATTCAAAATTATGCGCGCATCGATGACGCCGTGGCCTTTGCCTACCAGTGGCTCGGGCATTCCTTCTATCACCTGACGTTCCCTTCAGCGAATGCCACGTGGGTCTATGACGTAGCCACGGACGACTGGCACGAACAGTTGTACTGGAACGGCGCCTCTTACGACGCCGACCTCGGTTTGCACTACGCGTTTGCGTTTGGCAAGCACCTCACGGGCTCGCGATCGTCGGCGAAAATTTATCAACTGTCCGCGACGACCTACACCGATGAAGGCTCGACGATCCGCCGCATGCGCCAGGCCCCACATTTGGGGAAGAACACGAACGGCTATATCTACGACGGGTTTCAACTGGATCTGGAGCCGGGAAAGGGACTCGTCTCCGGACAGGGCTCCGATCCCACATTCGCCTTGCAGTGGTCCAATGACGGCGGCAAAACGTTTCCCTTCGAGCGATCGATTGGTGCGGGAAAGCTGGGCGAATACAAAGTGCGCGCGAAAACGACACGCCTGGGCTCGGCACGGGATCGTGTCTTTCGGGCCGTCTTTACGGATCCGATTCCCTGGCGCATCTGCGGGGCATCGATTGCCGCTCGCGCGCTCGATAATTAGATGAAGCTCTCGAAAGCGCCGATTGATACAGCGCTGGCACCGGAGCTGGGCATCATCCGCTCGAAGCCCTGGTTTCTCTGGCTCGGCGCATTGGTGCGTGCCGTCAATGATGCTTCTCCGCTCAATGGCTCGGCGACGTTTGCATCCTCGAATACGTTAACCGTCACCTTCGACAAGCAAGAACCCGACACGGACTATCGGGTCACGATATCCGTGAATGCGAACGAAACCGTCTGGGTCACGAACAAAGCCAAGACCGGCTTCACGCTGAATTCTTCCAAAACTAACTCGACCGCAACCGTCGATTGGATGCGGGCACGATAACCCCACCGAAATAACACACTCATGATCAGTTCAGGACCCACACTCTCGACCGTTGGCGCCGGAGCCGGTGCCGCCAGCGTTGGCGCCTCCGCCGCGGCCGCGCTTCCGGTGATGTTTTCCGGATTCGGTTCCGGCCGCAAGACATCCGACCTCTGGAATCAAAGTTTTCACGATCGCATGGTCGGCAAACTCGGATCGCTCCAAAGCCCGCAGGATCTCCTCAGCTGGTGGTCCGAGTATTTGAATGGCGCTCAAGAGTTCTACCGTCAGGCCCCGGCGTTTTTGAAGCCTCAGGCCCAGCAGACGATCACCCAGGCGCTCACCAGGACCCCCGCGTTCACCCAGACCCTGGACGGCCTGGCGAAACAATTCGGTTTTGGCGGCCTTCAAGGGCTCAACCAGACCCTGGGATCCTCCTATAGCCCGACGACGTCGCCAACCGGCACGACCGGACTCGGTCTGGATCTTCTGTTGAGACTATTACCAGGCATCGGCTCGCTGGCCGGATTGATCTTGAAGCCCAGTTCCGGAGGCGTACCGCAGGGAACGACCGGGACGGCGCCTGGCACGACAACGCCGGGTTCGAATGGCGATCCGGGTTCGAATGGCGATCCGAACAGCACGAATCCCAGCGATCCCAACACCAAAACCAATCCAAATGGAGACTGGCAAGGACCGCCTCTCCCTTTCGATCTGAACAAGAAAAATCCCGCGACCGGCAAAAGCCTGCTCGACTCCCTGCTTCCCTACATCTTCACGGGAACCTCACTGGCGGGCGATCTCTTCGGACTGAAATCCTCCAACGACGCGATTTCCAAAGCCGCCCAGATCCAGTCGGATGCTTCGAAATACGCGATCGACGCGCAATCCAAAGCCGCTAGCGATGCCCTCGGACTGCAGCGGGACATGTACAGTCAGTCGCGCAATGACACGCTTCCCTGGTTGAATGTGGGCTCGAATGCCGTCTATCGACTCAGCGATCTGATGGGCCTGCCCCGCACGGCCAACGCCCAACCGACGGCCCAGACGATGACACCGACGACGCCAGGGACGCCGGGACTGCAACAGATCGGCACACCGGCGAATCCCCAGGTTTTACCCCCCAACGCCCCACTTCCGGGATTGATGCGCCGCGTGCCCTTCCGGCGGATCCCCATTTCTTCACCGGCCCCCCTGTAAAAAACACATGGCTTACACGAACGACGCCATCGGCCGCGCGGCCGAAGAACGCAACAATCAAGTCGCCCGGCTCTCGATGATGATGGATGATCCGGGAACGGATCCAGCCGCCCTCCAGGCCCAGCGCCTGCAAGCCGCCCAGGCCACCGGCGCGTTTTACGACGCGACCGGGACACCTGCGGTGAATTCCCAGGTCCCGCCCGGCAGCCAGGCTCCCGGACGCCTCCAGATCAATTTCCTGATGCCCGACGGCTCGACAGCCCCGTATTTTGCCGAACCCGCCGAGCTGACCGGGCACGCCTCGCCGCACTTGCAGCAGATCCTGGCCTCGGGCGGTTTGCCGATCGATCCGAAGACCGGAGCACCGCTCCAAAAGGGGCCGATGGTCAACGGCGGCAACGTCTGGGTGAACAATCAGGGCCAGGGCGTATCGCTGGCTCAACTGGTGGGTATGACATCCACGGGCACACCCACGCTGGCCCAGGTGAGTGCGCAGACCTCCATTCCCGCCCAGACCATCACGCCAACGGATAACCCCGCCCAGCGCTCCTCCGTCACCTCCGGCAGCGCCCAGCAGAACCCGGGACGGCCGGCAACGCGCATCGTCTGGCAAAATCCCCAGACTGGCCAGTTTGAGACGGGACTTCCGGATGGCAGCGATCCGCAGCATTTCAATTCGCAGGCGGATTTGGAAGCCTACATGCGCCAGAAGGGGGAAAGCGATTACGTTCCCGTTTCCGATCCCAACGACGCGCTGAACATCGTCCGGCAGTACACCGGCAATTCGAATTATCAGGGCTACACGGGCGCGAATTACCAACCGCCCCAGATCCAGCCGGGCTCCCCGGCCTCGGGCGGCTCCTTCGACCAGTGGTTTGATCAAACCTATCCGGGACCGGATTTCCAGGGCGACCTTCAGACGCACGACATCGGTTCGGGAACGGATTTCTCATCATTCGGCGCCCTCGCTCAACCCTTTGACGAACGCTTCCAATCGCCCCAGGTCACCGCGCCCCAGCCCTTCACGAAACCGTTTTCCTTCACGAGCGCGGATCTGCTGTCCGATCCGAGTTATGAATTTCGGCGCGATCAGGGCGAGCTCGGCATGGAACGCAATGCCGCGGCACGAGGAGTACTCCAAAACGGAGGAACGGCGAAAGCGCTCGACCGCTACAACCAGGACTATGCGTCGACGGAATTCCAGAACGCGTACTCGCGAGCACGAGACAAATACGACCTGGAGGCCGGAAACTTCCGCACCAATGAAGCGCAGCGCTACGGCGCCGAGGGCGACGCCTGGACGCGGGCCATGTCCGAGTATGCGCAACGCCGCGACACGTTCCGCACGAATGGCAACGATCTCTTCAACCGCTACGCGACCCTTGCGGGATTGGGACAGACCGCCGCAGGACAGACCGGAGCCTACGGCGCGGATTTTGCGAACAGCACCGGCAACATCGGACTGTCGACCGCACGGACGATCGGGGACATCACGACCAATCAAGCCAACGCGAATGCTTCCGCGACACTCGCACGCGGAAATAACAACAACAATGTCTACTCCAACATCGGCCGGCTTCCCGGACAGTTCCTCACGCTGCGCCAGATCGGAGGCTATTAGTCATGGCGATTGATCCGTCCATCTATTCCCAGATCCGACCGGTCCAGCGACCGAGTCTCGCCGATGACTTTACGCAGATGCTGCAGCTCAAGGACCTCGTGACCGAGTCGAAGGCCCACCAGCTCCAGCTCCAGCAAGGCCAGCAGGCGTTCCAGGAAGCGCAGATCGTCCGCGAGGCGTTCCGCCAGGCCGGCGGCGATCCGACGAAAGTCCGCGACCTTCTTCAGAAATCCGGACAAGTCTCACCGGCAATGATGAACACCATCACGACGCTCACCCAGCACATCGCGAATCTGGGTGATGAAAAGCTCCGACGCCAGGCGCTGGAAAGTGCCGCGGATGAGAAAACACGCGCCATCGCCTCTGAGGATGTGATGAAGATCCTGGGCGCTCCGGCGGAGAATCAGGCCGGTGTCCTGACTCAGGTATGGTCGCGACATCCGGAATGGCCCGACCCCCAACAACTGCAGCAGGAGGGAAAGCTTCAAGACTTTCTCGTCGGCACGGCTCTCTCGAAATCGATTCACGAGCACATCGTGAGTGCGGCCGAGGAAACGCGGAAGAACGCGGCCGAAACGCGGGCCGCGACGGAAGCGACGCAGAAGACGACCGAGTTCAACAACAAGCAGGCCCAGGAAGCCTCCGGCACGATGATGCCGGGAACGGAATTCACGAACGAGAAGCAGGAACGCGCGGCCATCTTCCGCGTGCGTCAAGCCGACGGCACATACAAAAACGAAATGCGCGTGCTCGGCCAACAAGCGGCGCCCCAACGGCCGCTCAACGAGCAAACGGCGCAGCAGTGGCTGAAAGACAATCCCGGCAAAACGCTGACCGATTACGACAAGTACAAACAAGATCAGCGCGTGCAAACGGCCGCAGCCGGCGCGGCGGCGCGGCAAGATCTGATGAACAAACCCGTGGAGATCGCGCCCGACTCGAAAGAATTCCGCATCGCGCAGGATCTCGCCTACGGCAAATTGACGTACAACGCATTCCGCTCGCTCTATCCCACACGCGCGGGCAGCATGCAGATCAAACCGGCGATCTACGACAAGGCTCGGGAGTTGAATCCGAACTTCAATCCGGCCGCCTTCGAAATGGGCTACAAGTTCGCGTCGAATCCGAAAGTCCAGCAGCAGCTCGCCTCGATGGATAACGTCCTGGCCGCAGTACCGGATCTCCTGCAGCTTTCCGACAATGCCACACGCACAGGGATCAAGAAGCTCAACGATCTGATCATCCAGGGCGGCATCCAGTTGAGCGGGAAGAAATATTCCAATCTCGCCACCGCGCGCACGGCGTTTGCCGATGAATTGTCCGGAGCGCTGGGCTTTGGCTCCGCTACGGATATGTCGCGGCAGATGGGTATCGACATGACGCAGCCCGATCTCTCGCCCGATGCCTTCCGATCGCAAATCGAAACCGTGGTCGTGCCGTTCATCCAGCGCAAAAAGGAATCCTTGTTGAAACCGATGGGCGTGTATGGGCAGCCCGGCATGAATCCGGAAGCGGGGCCATCCTCCTCCAGCACGACGTCGACGCGCCTGACGGCAACGAATAAGAAAACCGGCGAACAGATCGAATCCACCGACGGCGGACAAACGTGGCACAAGCTCCAGAAGTAAAACTCCCGGCCGGCTTCCAGTTGGATGAACCAACGCCGGAAGTCACCGTCAAGCTCGACTACGGCAACGGCCAGAATCTGCCGGCGGGTTTTGAACTGGACAAGCCGCAAGAGCAGCCCGACTGGTACGGCTCGGCGATCACGCTCGCAAAGCACTATCTCTCCTCCGCGAATCCGGTGCCGGTGGCTCTACTGAAGTCCATTTACGACAGCAAGAACTTCGGTCTCGACACCGCGTACAACATCGCCGGTGCTCAGAACGATTTGTTCCGGCAAGCCAAGGGCGCCTATGATCGCGGCGACTATCTGACAGCGACGCGAAAAACCGTCGAAGGGCTGATCCCGCTTCTCGGTCCAGCAATCAGTCAAGCTGGCGATGAAATGGGCGCCGGCCACTATGCGGCAGGCATGGGCGACACGCTCGGTCTCGCGTCTCAGCCGCTCGTCAGTGCCGGCGTGGGTAAAATCCTGTCTGCGGGCAAAGTGGCTATTGCCTCGAAATTGAATCCGCTCCAGAAAGAAGCCGTCGCCTTTGCCGATCGGGAAGGCATTCCGTTGGATGCCGCGACACGCACCGGAAACGAAACCGCGCGAGCCGTCCAGAACGTCGCCTCGAAGCAGCTCGGGGGCGCAGGTGTGGCGGCGGATGCACGAGGGGCACAAACCGCAGCTCTGGCGCGCACGGCCGAGAATCTGAAAAACAAAGTCGGGCCGGGCCTGGGGGACTACACCGCCGAAACCGCAGGGCAAAGCGTGCGCGATGCCGTCCAGGCGCAAGCGGAGCATTACCGTCAAGGCGCCAACGAGGCCTATACGCAACTCCGGGATATCGAATCGAAGCCGGAGAACCTGATCGACGTCTCCGATACGTTCACCGCCAAACAAAAGCGCGCGACCGAAGCCTTCAACCAGATGGTGGATCAATCGGTCACGGCACGCCTGGAGCAAATCCGCGCGGATGTGCGCGCCGGATCGACCGAAATGACGGGCCGTACGAAACGCGAGTTCGTGAATCCCGACGATCCGTTTGATGTCGGTCCCGTTACGGGCCGGTTCGCTGGAGGATTCAAGAAATCCTTTTCCGAGCTCGCCCGCGTGGAAGCGCAACCGGGCGACATCGCCAAGGCGATCGAGCGGGGCAAAGGCAGGCTCTTTGACGAAGTTCAGAAAGCGGTACGCGATGCCGTGCTCGAACATGAATCCGGCGATATCCGGACCGCACTCCGGGATATGGATCTTCCCGTCCAATCGCAGAATGTCCGGCTTCCCGTCGATATGCGGCCGGTCAAAGAGTCCCTGCAGCCTCTCTATAACGAGCTGCAGAAGCAGTGGCCGATTGCGCAGCAACAATCCTCGCAAGGGTTAAAAGCCTTGGAGAACATCCTCAATGGTGAAGACTTCCTCTCGGCCTCGGAGGCGGATGCGAACCTGAGCGCGATTAAAAAGCTCCAACGCGAGGCCAAGGATGCGCGCAATCTCGGACTCACCACCAAAGCGGTGCGCGAGTTGGATCTCGCGGTGCGCGGCGCGGTAACGAAGGCGGGACCGGAGGCGATTGCGGCACTGGAACGCGGGCGCGCGCTCACGAAAGAGAAATACGGCGCTCTGGATCTGCTGGACACCCTTCGGAAAGAACCCGTCCAGGTGTTTGACCAGCTCACCGCGCGTCGGGATACGCAACTGAACCTCTTGCGGGACGTGAAGCGGCAGGCGCCGGCGGAAATGCCGAAACTCGGCCGGGCCTATCTGGAGGGACTCTTTGAAACGGCCACACAGGAAGGCGGATTCGGCAAGACCGGCACGATTGCGAACAAATGGGACGCCCTCGGTCCGGAAGCCAAACGGTTGATGTTTGGCAGTGAGGCCCAGATCAAAGACCTCGACAACTTCTTCCGCATCGCGAAAAAGATTTCCGAAAATCCCAATCCTTCGGGAACCGCATCGACACTGGCGGCCGCCACCGGCATCGGACTATTGATCACGCATCCGGTGACGGGAGTGTCCTATGTCCTGGGCTCGAATGTTCTGGCGCGCGCTCTGTTTAATCCTCGAGCGGCGAAAGCGTTAGCGGAGGGATTGAAGCTCCCCATTCAAGCGACGGGGGCGGCGAAGACGGCGAACATGGCCTATCTGCTGAAGCTCGCCGGAGATCAGGGCGAACGGGTGAACCAACCGCAGCCCGTACCGGCTTACTGAGACTTCCGGCGTCCGGCGACAATCCAGAAGATCAATCCGCCGGCAATCCAGGGCAAGGCCATCAGAAACGTCGCATTTGCGCGCAGCGAGGCTTGCTCGGCGGCGGAGACTCCCTCGGCCGAGAGAATATAGAGAAACACCCAGAACGCCGTCCAGATCACACAAACCACGATCCACGCGCGTTTGATCATAGGCCCCCTTTTACCACACCGATGTTTGTAGGGAACAACAAAGTCTACAATCGTTGTATGAGCGAACTTCCCGACATCCTGGCCTTGATCCCGGACACCCCGCCGCGCCGGGTGATCCAGTTTTGCCTGGATGACCTGCACTTGTCGGTGGAGGAAAGTTCGCAAATCCTCTACGACGCCACACGGCTGATGCAGGCCGTCAATCTTCTGTTACGCGGCTCTTTGGTTTCGGAGGATTCCGAATCGCCGCTGCTTTAAGATTCCGGACCTCGTGCTGGGAGCGTCTTCACGTCATTTTCCAGTTTGCCCACGCGGTTGCGCAGCTTCCGCAGCTCGTCAAGAATTTGGGACACATCCCCTTGGTTCATCCGATCACCTCGCGACTAACTTAAATTCACCACTCACCCCATCAGGTCTATGCGTAAACGATTTCGCCTTCTTGCGGCGGTGTGCCTGCTCCTCGTCGGCACCTTACCCGTCGCGGCCCAAACCTACAACTTATCGCCCGTCGCCCATCAGCAGTTCTTCGACTCCTCCGGGAACCCCTTATCCGGAGGGAAACTGTACACCTGCACGGCCGGCTCGAGCTGCCCCGGCACACCCTTAGCGACGTACTCGGACTCCTCGGGAACCTCGAACGCCAACCCGGTCATTTTGGATTCCGGAGGCTGGGCCACGGTCTACCTCTCCACCTCCGCGTACAAATTCGTCTTGAAGACGTCCGCCGATGTGACCGTGTGGACTCAAGACAACGTGCAGGTCTTCAACTCGCTCCTGGGTGCGGCCCTGGGCGGAACCGGACTGAACACCTCCGCCTCCAACGGCGTGCCTTCGATCAACGCTGGAACGTGGCAGGTCAATGCCATCACGCAAAACGGCGTGCTCTACGGCGGGGCCTCCAATGCCCTCAGCTTCACCTCCGCGCCTTCGTCCAATTCCGTGCTCACCGTCTCGGGCGGTGTCCCGACCTGGTCGGCCACGCCCCAGCTCACCCGGGAAGGCATCGGCGTCGCGGCGGATGCCGTCTATCCGCTGAACATCGCCGACGGGACCGCGAATACGCGGGGCATCAACCTCGCCATCACTTCCGCCTCGGGCACCAACTACGGCGGCTACTCCTCGGTCACCGGAGCGGCCACCACGAATTACGGCTACTACGCGACGGTATCGGGAGCCTCGACCAATTACAGCTTCTATGGAGCCGCAGGCACCTTCCTCAATGCCGGATTGAACGCATTAGGGAATCTCGCCACAGCGAACGTGCAAGGGAACCTGACCGACAACGGCATCCTGACCGTCGGCACCTTGTCGCCCAACCGATTGGGCATCCTGGAACTGGTCGGCAACTCCTCGGCCTCGGGCACCATCGGCGAACTCGATTTCGTCCACAAGAATGGCGGAACCTACAACGCCATTGTTTCCGTCCAGGGCGCACGCAACGGGGCGGACAATACCGGCAAATTGATCGTCGCGACGATGAACGCCGGCGTATCGGCAACCCGATTGACCGTCGATTCCTCCACCATCACGCTGGGCGATGGCACGCTCGACGTGAAATGGGCTAAAGCGCTGGTTGCCCTCGGAGGCGGCGCGGCGCCGACTTTGGGAACGATCGGCGGCTCGGGTCCCGCAACCGCGGGGCAAAACAGTTGGCTTCGAGTCATCGATTCAACCGGTGCGGCCTTCTGGGTGCCGGTGTGGAAATAGATTTATGAAATATACCTTCGGTTTCATTCTGCTGCTCCTCTTGATCCTCCCCCTCTTCGGCCAGGCCATTGCCCACCAATGGACCGTCGTCTATTCGGGCGACACGCAACCCTCCGTCGGTGTGCAGTTGGGCCATTTGTGGTTCAACACCACAAACGGGGAAATCTTCTGGTATGACGGCTCGGCCTGGGTCCGGAACCGCAACAAGGTCATCCGCGTCACTCCGGCGACAGGAGCGACACTCTCGGCCGGCAACCGCAACGGCAACATCGTGCTCTTGATCGATCCTGCCGGAACGCTCGCGAGCTTGACCGTCAATTTCCCGAATACGCCCTCCGATGGGGACATTGCCACGATCTCCACCTCGCAGACGATTACGTCCTTGACGTTGGGGAACGGCACGATCCTGGGAACAGTGACCACGCTTTCCGCGAACGGGTTTGCGCAGTGGATCTACAACGCGGCCTCCAACAAATGGTTCCGGATTGGATGAGAATGACACGTCGCGTTGTTTGCTTCCTTGCATGCCTGCTCTATACATCTATACTTTGGGCTCAAGAATCCAAGTCTGCGCCTTCGGCAGCCGCGCCCCCCATTCCGTTGAGCGAAGTGGAGCAGCTCCGCGTCAAGAATCTCGCTTTGGAAATCGACAAACTCGATGCGCAGATCCAGCTGCTTCAGGAACGGAAAACGCGCTTGCAGCAAGCCGATGCGAAGACCTTGATCGATGTGATTTATAAATCACACGGCGTGACACCCGAGGAGTACTCCCTCAACCTTCAGGCGATGCGGTTCGAGAAGATCGAGCCGAAAGCCGAAGCCGCGAAGTAGCGTTATCGCAATTTTGCGATAATCATCGCTTCCCGCCCCGCCTCCGCCGGATCCAGTCGGTAACCGCGATCGCGAGCCAGGCCAGCAGAAAGATGGCGATGCCGCCCCAGAGCAGATCCATCCCTCATCCGGCCTTCCGTCGCGCTTCAAAGTGATGCTGCAGCCGCTGCAGCGATTTCAAAACAGCTCTCATCCGAATCCGGGTGTCGTCTTCATTGGTGAACTCCAACGTCGCCTGCACTCCGGAAATGGACAGTTGCAGTTCATTGCGAATGGACGCATCACTCCCTCCGTCTTCCGATTCCCCTCCTAAGTTCGATTCGGGTTCCAAGCACATCTAAGATTTACGCCACAGCGTAGTCGCATTGTTGCGACCTGCGGAGTCCGGCCTCTCGAGCACGATTTCCCTCTCCACGTGAGAGGCCCTTTCGGAGCCCCTCACGCTGCTGTGTTGCACACACATCGAAAAACGGCAACGGCGGCGTGTGAAACGTCGCCTAGTGAAAACCGCCGCCGCTACCACCCACTGTGGGGTTGAGCGTTGCCCACGCGCTTCTATCCAATTCCGCAGTCCACAACTGCAAAATGGATAAACTCGACTTCTTCATGCCCGTCCTTCCGCCACGTGATTCAACCAGGCGTCGCCATCGGCATTGCCGCGCGTCGCCGCCCAATCGGCCGTTTCCGGATCCCTTCCGTGTTGGGACGCATCCACATCGGTGCGCGCGATTTCCATTTGGCATTCCAGGCAATAGGTCACCAGCGACATGTATGGCGTATCCGGCTGATCTTCAACGATGAGGATCGGCGTGTGGCTCACCGCTTCCTCCCCGCCCCCTTCACCTTCTGTCGTACTGCCGTTTCCTGAGCCACACGCATCTTCACCGCCATGGAATACGCCGCCGCGACAGGAAGTAATTCTTCACGTCGTGTTTTTTCAGGACGCAACCCAATCACGCCTCCGGGATACAACGTAATGACGAGACGTCGAGATTTGCCGTCATCCCGGACAGTGGCGTTCAGTCGACGGGTTAACGATTTGGAAAGATCAGTCATTTACTTCTTCCCGTTGCCATTCGCTGGCGGCAACTCCGGGCGCTTCACCGGTCCGAGAAACTCGCTTTCGGCTTCCTGTCCGGTTACTTCCCAAAAGTGCAATTCGAGCTTCGCGGAATTGAGGATCGTCTGCGCCACTTCCGCCACAGCCCGGGCGCGCTCAACGTCGATCGGCTTCTCGTCGTCCTTCAGGCGCTCCAGCGTTTCGAACAGATGATTCCGCAGGTCTTCCAGTTTGTTTTTCGGCATCGGCTTTAGCCTTTCGTCGAATCGCTCGCTTCAGTCGGCCCGCAAGCTGGATCGTTTCCTTCAGCTCGGGCGGTAGATTGTGAATCGTCGTGCGCCTCATGTGCTCTTTGTCGGTGAGCAGTTCCAGGTTCTCCAATGCACAGTTCGAGTGGTTGCCGTCTTTCCACCAAATACGGTGGCCTTTCGGAATCGGGCCGTGCGCGGCTTCCCAGACCCGCTTGTGGACAAACTCCCAATTGGGACTGTTCGCTCCCTTTTCGTCGGGACCTTCGGGCGTATCGCTGATCTTGATGCGGAGATAGCCGTCCGCATTGGCTTTCACGCTTCCCACGGGCAGCCAGTTCGCAGGGCGGTTCCCTTTTGGAAATTGCGTCTCGCGCATGCGGCCTTTTGACCAGCCGGGTCGTCGCAGGCCTTTGTTGGCGGGAACATGACCGGGCGGGAATCGGAAAGCGGCGCCGACGTTGTCCCCACGGCGCAGTCGGCAGGCCTCGGGGCTCGCGAGATAGGCTTCGCTTTTTTTCAGGCCGAGGATTCGCGCTTCCCGATAAACGCTCGATAGCGATCGGCCGAGCGTCGCCGCGATTTTGTTCGTGGGCTGATCGGGGTAGAGCTGACGCAATTTCTTCTTCTCGGCGGCTGTCCATTCCCTTCCGTTCACGATCCGGCCTCCCTCTTCTCCCGCTTCACCTGTCGCCGCAATTCCGACCACGCCCTCCTGGACTTCGGTTCCGACGGATCGATCACCTCTCGCTGAAACCGCCATCCCCACTCCCAGGCTTTCGCCCGCTCCCCATCTTTGTAAGGCGGATCATTGGCGGACTTCGCGCCTCGGGCATCTTTGCGGCCCTGTTCAAAAGCCGCGAGTAACAAGGCCGTGCGCCGGGCGCCACCACGGTAGAGCTTCACAGTGGGGCTCATGATTGGGGCTCCGCTTTCTCGCGCTTCTCGATTAGATATTCGATGCCGTCCGTCGGGTGATACGGATTGGCGTGCTTCTGTCCATCGAGCCGAATGTGGACGTATTGCTGAGAGCCCTTTGCATCCACGATGACGCCTTCTTTGCCGCCGACCCGGACCCGGACTCCAATGTAGGCGGGTACGTTGTAGTAACGGCGCACATAGTCGTAGCAATCCATTGGTTTCGGTCTCAACACCGTTGCTCCTTCTCGCGCTTCTCGATTTCCTTCACGTTGATCTCAACGTCGAGCAGCAACTCGCGAGAGTCTGTTGTCGCGAACAGTTGCGCGGCTTGGTAGGCCGCATCGTCTTCGTTCACCGCCTCGATTTCACCCATCGACACGACGATTTCGACGTCATAGCGTTTCATGCCTTGGGCTCCTTCTCGCGCCTCTCGATCTGCTTCAAATGGTTCTCGGCATCCCGGAGGCAGTCCTGGAGGGTGTAATCGAAACGCGGATCGGTGGCGCATCGCAGCATGTAACCCACTTGAATGGTGGCTGCCGCCTGCAGCAGGGCATACCGCCGCCGTTCGGCGCGTTCTTCTTCTTCGATCGCCAATACTGTGCCCAGTTCCGAGTTCACGGGATCGTGCTGGGGGCAGAGTTCCACGTAATCGACGCTTCCGTCCGGAGACAATTTGGCGAGGCAGTTTTTGCAGATCATTAGTTCCACTTTCCTTTCGAGTCGTAGGCAATCCCCAGGAGCTTCATGAGTTCCGCCGTCACGCGCTGATCGGCTTCGCTCTGCTTGGCTTGTTTCAACGCGTCGTCCCAGTCCTGCGCTTTCATGAACCCGACTTCATACGCCCACGAATCCGGTTTCGCGCCGCACAAGCCGCACCACGGATTGAAGGGCACGGGCACGCCTTTCGCTTTCAACTCTTCCACGACGAGCGGCCCATACCGCTCGGGATGGATCGCAATCAGCACGGCTTGCTTCAAGAGGTTCAGCGCCTCTTCATCGCTCAACGAGGCCGGGAACATCAGCGCCAGAATGGCGTGACGCTTCGGGCAGAGGCATTGCGCGAATTTCGGACGGTCGCTCATTCGATGTCTCCACTTCTCAAAGCAGACAAGTACATTTCAAGCAGCCGGATAATCTCCAGCTCCAGACTCAATCGATACCGGTCTTCAAACCGCTCCCGTCCGGAGTGGCATTCTCGATGATGCTTCCTACAAAGCGGGACGCTCCTGTAATCGCTGCCTTTGGTGCCCACGCCTCCCACATCGACATGGTGCGCGTCGGCCTGGACGTGATCCACGAGACAGGGCTGTTGTCGAATCCAGCGCAGGTAGCCGCGGTCCTGGAGCCTTACGGGTTTTGGAAAAGCGAGCACGTCTTTCATGCGCCGCCTCCCACAATCACCTTCTGTTGCGGATCGAGCAGCGTGTCTTCCCGGAAGGCTCTCAACTGCAATTCAATCCGCTGTTCGAGTTCTGTGGCGAAGTAGTCCCATTCCCGAGCCAGGACGGGCAGGTTTAATTGATCCGCTTCGGCGGCACGCTCGCGGAATTTCACGATGGCTTGCCGGCAGAGGTCGAGGAACTTGGCTTGATCGGGAGTGAGTTCCTTCATGGCGCACCTTCGGCTTTCGCAATGTGCTCTAGAAAGGCGTGCGCGTCGTCATGGCCGAAGTTATGGACCAACTCATCCGCGACCTTGTTCAGTACGTCCTCGCTGGCCCCGGCTGGCACATCGGGCACATGGATTTCGTGTCGCGTGATTTCGACGTCGCATTCCAGACAGCGCTGAATGATCCACAGGCGCGGGCTATCCGGTTCGTCCACCTTAATCAAGATTGGTGTGTGTTGGCTCATCGTGCCTCCGCCTTCACTTTCGGCAACAGATACTCGGTCAGTCCCCGCCGCTTCACGTAAGAACAGAATTCTTTCAGCAGCTCGCGGACTTCGCGCTCCAGGTCGGGATAGTTGAATACATTCAACGATTCAATCGAACGCAGGGCAATGCGTTCGCCTTCGTCTTTCAGGAGCGCGACGTGATAGCTGATCCGCTGCGCTTCGAAAAGTAAGGACATGACCTTCCATTGCGCCGACGCCAAGTACTTCTCCGCATCAAAGCTGTCGAGGGTGGTTTTGAATTCGGAGATGTGCGCTCCGGAGATGTGGTCGCACTTCGCTACTAACGTGACAATGCCGGCGCCCGGCACGAGCAGTTCTTTGGTCGTCTTCACTTCGAACAGTCCCGGCGCGATCCGCTCCAGCATGGTCTCGATCGCCGCGTCTTCGAAGATCAGTCCGTCGTGTTCGTAGAGTCCGGATAGCGAGCGCTGCGGTCTCTCGAGCAAGGCGTGGTAGGAACGGCCCAATTTCATTTCGGGCCGCTCCACGTATTCGCCCCGGATGTGCGCAATGAGATCCGCTTCCGGATACCAGTCCGTCGTCATCATCAGTCGGAAGGATTCCAAAAGCGTCGCGGAGATCCTCATAACGCCATCACCGTTTCTTTCACCGGTTCCACGACGTAGAACACTTTCCGGTCCACGTCATACTCGAAGCCGCACGCTTTAGCCCGCGTTCGGATCAATTTGGCGACCTGCGGCTGAAGGGTCGCATTCAATCCACGAATGTCAGGCACCGCGCGATTGAATTCCTCGATCCGCGTGTAGCTTTCAATTGCGGACTGCCAGTCCATGACCTGCTGCGCGACCGACGCCGAGGCCTCGCTCGCTTTCGAGAGCGACTCGCGGCCTTTCTGGAACAACTGCGCCATGAAGGTCCGAGCATGTTCGGGAGCCGGAACTTTCCACGCCGGCCACTGCGCGGGATTTTTGCCGAACCAGGATTCGGTCGGATTGAAGTCGAGCATGCGTTGCTTGCCCGACATGTACAGGAAGCCGACGAAATCGGAGAGCCGCATCACTTCATCACAACTCGATCCGGTGATATCCGGCCGGACGAAGACGTTGTCCCCGTTCTTGTCTTCCTTGTGATGGGCCACGAGCAGGATGTTTTTCTGCATCGCCCGGAGGCGCGTCATCCAGGTCCGGAAGCGCGACTTCAACACGCCATAGCCCTGCAACGTTAAGCTGCCATCACGTCCGTATTTCGGATTCTTCTCGACGATGTCCAGGGCCATCAGGTTGACGCAGCTCCCGACCGGATCAATCACGATCGTGGAAAACGGATCGAGCAAGGGCGAGCCGCTTTCGAATTCGCGCAGCTCCTCCAGGCCCAGCACGTTGATCGAGCGTCCGCGATTGACCGTGCGTGCGATCGCGGCTTCGGTATCGAAGTTCAGAAGAATGGCGTTCTCGGCCGAGAAGCCGAGCGAGGACTTCCCGACACCGGGCTGTCCGAATAAAAGAAAGATGGGATGTTCGACGTTAATCGTTTCGGTCGGTTCGATGATTCTCAAACTCATGGTATGCTGGACTCCTATTTGTTGGTTCAACAGTTGTTGGTTTAAAGAAGCCCTCGACACGGCAATGTCGGGGGTTTCCTGTTTTTCTAAGACGGCTCGTCCTATCGCTTCACATTTCTTGCGCTCCTGAAGCGTCACGAGCGAGCGCTCCAGGGCGGTGATGATTTCCTGCTGGTTCATCGTCCCTCCCGTTTCGTGCACGGGCATTCCGTCAGGCGCCTCCCGCAGTGGGGGCAGAAGTCTTTGAACACCTCTTCGACATTGCCCGCGTAGAAGTCCGCGACTCGTTCCACTTCCTTTTTGATGTCGTCTCGTCGGGCGTCGGTGCGTCCGTTGAACGACTGGCTGTAAAACCAGGTTGCGGCGTTCGTGCCTTTTTTTGTCTTCATTGTTAAAACCCCTTCCAGGTGCATTCCGGCTTCGGGCAGGAATTGACGTAATACGGAAACTCGCTCGGTACCGCTTCCCGATGCGTCACGCTGCCATTCGGTTTGTGGCTGTAGAACCGATGCCCGCAGGTCGCCGTGAAAACCTCCCCGCAGTTCTTACAGCAGTGCGTGTGCGGTGCAATCCCCTCGGTTCCCTTTACTTCCCTGTCTTTCCCTTCGGTCCAGATCACGCCCATAAGCAACCTCCCTCTTTATCTGTCGTATGTCAGTATACATGTCGTATATCATGCGTCAAGCCCTTTTTCTAGAAAAAAGCACTGGGCCGGAGGCGGGCCGGATGTGCTAGGCTGCGGCGCCGTGGAGGAGGGAGCTATGCTGAATTTCGTACTCGCACTTCTCGCGATTACTGGAGCGGTCCTGGATCGGGGATACAAGAAGGCTGGAGGGCGCCGGCCGACATCGACAGAAAAACAGTGCTTCTATCTGGCTATCGCGCTCTGTGTCGCTCTTATTGTGGTGCTGGGTGTACTCGGGGCGAGCGCCGCCCAATTGGGAGCCTTGACCGGTTTCCTTGTGTGGCCGATCTTTGCACTGTGGGAACTGCAGCGGCTACGTGTCCGGCGCGCCTATCCGATTGGCGGACGACTTAAAGTCGGAAACAAATAATTTCCTACTCCCGGATCGCCTCGATCAGTTTCCACCGGCACTGGTCGCATCGATTCAAGTGGCCGTACATCGCTTCGCGCTCGGTATGGGACCGCTTGAATCGGTTGAAGAATTCGAGAACGTGAATGTGTGTTAGCCGGCGCGTCGCTTTTTTCGGTGGTGTCCTTCCCGTGTCGGCCCCTCCGTGCTTCCTGCGCCCACCCCGGACTCCGGGCGTGGAGAGGCCCTGGCTTTAACGAGTCGCAGCGCTTTTTCGGAAATGGCTTCGAGGTTGACCTCGATCCCTTTGACCAGGTCGGCGATGTCGGATTTATGGATGATGTTGAGCATTTGACGGTGCCGTTGTTCGGCCGGCGAAATGTCGCCCGCCCGCATGCCCCGTAGAAATTCCTCAAACGGGACGCCGCAGGCGCGAAGATATTTAACCAGCGTTTCGATGGTGAAATTGGCGGTGCCCGCCTCGACGAGATAGATGTACTGTCGGCCGACGCCCACGGCTTTGGCGACCGCCGCGACCGTCAACTGCGCCCCCTCCCGATATCGTTTTAATTGCGGGCCGAGCGATTGCAGAGCCGCCTGGACGTCGCTGTCTACTGGCACAAGACAACTCTACGGTTGTGAATTTCGGGCTCAACCGAAAAAATTCCGTTGACGCATGGGATACGACTGCGTACATTGGTATGCAACATGACTCGAACGCGAAGGATCGTCGCCGCCAACATTAAAAAATTTCGAGAGGAGAAACGTCTTTCCGTCGTTCAGGCGGCCGAGCGGCTCGGCGTGGGCCGACAGTATTGGTATCTCATGGAGAACGGCGGAGGCAATCTTCCGCTGGATCGATTGGACGCCGTCGCCTCCGTGCTCGGTGTCAGTGTTCCGGATTTGTTGCACGAGGGCAATGGGCGTAAAGGCGACAAACGGGAACTGGTGGGAGGGAAGAAACGATGAAGCAAGACTTCACCGCCGTGAACCATTTGGACGCGGACGGCAATCCCGCCGGGGGTTCCGTTTCCGGAGTTGGTCTTTCAATCACCTGGCAAAACGGACCGCTCGGTCGTGGCGCGGATCGGAAAGAACCCAACGGGGCGTTTGTGGAAACCGTGCTCGCGGCGGCCTTGCAGCGCATCCAGTCCTATCAGGACGGGAAATTCAAATGCCGTGAGAATGCGATCGCTATTACCAAAATCGAAGAAGCCTTGATGTGGCTCGATAAACGCACGCGCGATCGGGAAGCGCGACAGGTCGAAGGGACGCACCAGAAATGAAGGATCATCCCGAAGCGATGCAGCAGAAAATGCTGCACCTGTTTAAAACGCACGAGAGGGAGCTTCAAGAAGACGTCATTCTTCACGCGCGCATGGTGGACTGGATCACGCTGCACGGTTATCTGCAGCTCGCCCTCCGGCATCCCCAAACGACGGGGTCCACGCGGCGTTTCGTCGAAGAAGTCTGTCTGCGCATTGAGCAGGCGGCCCTGGCGAAGGGCGTCATGGATGCCGAGATGATCGAATACCTGCGGCGCGATCAGCAGCAGGTGGAAGCGCAGGCCCGCGCGAGGCGTACGCAATGAGCCTCTCCAAAGACGACTGCAATGCCGTCTTCAGAGCGGTCCATCGGGGACGTCGGGGCAAAGTCACCCCGGAACAGTTACGGGAAGCGATGGCCTTCTTTGAAGACGTCGAGTATCAAATCGAGTACTACACGGCCCTCTTGGAATCCGTTCGGCAGGATCTGCTGGATGTGGTCTTCGATCGGAACGGGGAGATGTGTCTGGGGCCGAGCGAGCGGGCTGTGGAGACTTCACAATCGGCGAAGCTGGAAAGGTTGGGGGTATGAGTTACGACTACGTCTCGCGCAAGTGTGAAATCTGCGGACGCATCTTTGCGCGGCGGTCGAAGGATTCCGGCTGGCGCTGTCCCGAGTGCCGCACGAACGGACGGAAGTCGAGCGATGAATTATCGGGCGCGAATTTCTCGTGGGGCAGTTCGCCGCAAAAGGCCTCGGCGCAGAAGTACGTGACGGTCCGCAATCATGGAGGAGCTCGGCGCGGCGCCTGAATCGCGTGTGATGTGAAAAACAAAAGGGGCGGACATCCGGACAAACATCCGCCCCTTCGAAAGGGAATACCGTTGGGCAGAAACCAACGATGGTGACCACTCCCATCTTAACCTGCCTCGGCGGACAAATCAGGGACCACCGATGACAAACGCGCCCCCACTCGAACGGTTGCTCACTCGAGAAGACGTCGCTGACCTGCTCGGCAAACCGTTGCCCTGGGTGAAACGGCAGATCAAGAGCGGCAGGCTTGCGGCGTTGCGGCTGGGGTCCAGAATCCGCATTCAACCCTCAGACTTGCGGCAATTCCAAGAAGCAGGAAAGCCGGCGCCAATGCGCCAGCGACACCCCCAAGAGAAAATTGCGGGAGTTTACTTCCTGCAGCTGCCGAACGGCTTTATCAAGATTGGATCGTCACAGCACATCCATCGGCGCATCGCCGCACTTCAAGCCGTCCATGTGGAGGACCTCCAACTCGTTGCCGTTCAGCCGGCCGCGAAACCCGCACGCGTCGAAGCATGGTTTCATCGCCTGTTCACCGCCTCTCGCATACGGTACGAAATCTTCGAAATATCTCGCGATCAGATCCGTGAGGCCATCGAACGGTATCGCTTCACAGCAGGTGAAGCATGATCAAGACAATCGTCCAGCCTCGCGCGAAACCATTCGTCCTGAAGGAATCGATTAGACTGTCCCCGCTACAACAACGAGGGCCAATCGGAGGAAAGGATCTGACCTCTATGGCTCGAAAACGCGACTGGGGCTCCGGCTCCATCGTGAACGAAAAACGGGGACTGGCGATCCGGTGGTCCGAGACAGTGTTACTGAAAGACGGCCGGCGTCGGCGCCAAATGAAGTACGAATTTTTAGGAGACGTCTCCCGGCGCAAGGCCCGCGAAGCGTTGGCCGCGAAGATCGATGCGAAAAAGAAAATGAATGCCGCGATCGATTACGGGGAACCGCCGACCTTCAAAGAACATGCCCAACGTTGGGAGACCGACATTCTGCCGATGTACCGGTATTCGGTCCGCATCAGCTACGCGAGCATTTTGAAAACCCACCTCGTTCCGCAATTCGGGACGTGGCTGGTTTCACTCGTCGGACCGAAAGACGTCCAGGCCTGGATCACCGCGCTGCGCGACAAAGACTATGCACCGCATTCGATCCACCATTACCAGGAAGTCTTGCGTGTGGTGATGAACGAAGCGGTGACCTGGTACGGCCTCGAGAAAAATCCTGCCCTGGGGGTGCGGCTGCCGAAACTGGAAGTGAAGCGGAAGACCTTCGCGCTTTCTCCGGAAGAGGCCGGCCGGCTCATCAAAGCGATCCGTAATCTCAAAGTCAAAACGATGATCGTGCTCGCCATCGTCACCTCCTTACGGAGGGGAGAATTGCTCGCGCTGCGGTGGGGGCGGATCGATGAGGCTCAAGCGACGATCGAAGTTCGGGAAGCGAGCTATCACGGACGGCTGGGCCCGCCGAAAACGGAAGCGGGTAAGCGCGTGAACGAACTCGATCGCTGGACCCTCGGTTTTTTACAGGACTGGCGCCGGCAGGCGAAGCGCACCGGCGCCGACGATTTTGTATTTGGAACCCGGAAGGGGAAGATCGACAACCCGTCCAACATCCTCCATCGCGTCGTGTATCCGGCGTGCGATCGGCTGGGGTTGCCGCGGGTGAACTTTCTGACCCTCCGGCGAACGTTTTCAACCATGGCTCATGAGAAAGGGATCCCTCCAAAGACGATCGCCGCGATCATGGGCCACGCGAACGTGGACACCCAGCTCATCTACATCCAGGCACCATCGGATGGGATGAAACGGGTGGCGGCGGCGCGGCTCGGGGACAACTTGTCCAGATTTTGCACAGATGACCTGCAATTGGCGATGCCTTGGGTGAACTGAGGTATAGATGAACGCTTTATATGACAAGGGGTTAAGGGGAGTGGGACCGACCGGTCTCGAACCGATGACCTCCTGCGTGTGAAGTAAAAACTCATTTTGCGATCTGGTTGGTAACTCGTTGTTGTAGCAGACACGGAAACCATAGAGGTCGCCGTCAATCGTCTCATTTCTGCAAAACTTGTCCAGATCTTGCACAGATTGGACACCTGCCGCCCTCCGCCCCACGACGAACAGTGTTGTTTGAAAATCTCGGTCTTCGCCCTGGAACAAAAAAGAAGGCCTCGCGCCCTCCGTTAAAAGCGACGAGGCCCCAAAGCTGGTCGGTTTCGTGTTTTCGAGTGTTTCGAAGGTGTAAGAAAAGCATGAACCCGGGAACGTCGAAAATTCAATCCGTTTCCGAAAGGGAGCACTTATGAATTTCTGCAGGGGCCACACTTAGCGCCCCGAACGATGCCCGTTCCGATGCCGCCCTACATCCAGCGGCTGGAGAACACAACCGATCCATGGATGCAAACACGGTCAGGGGCAAGGATTGCTCTTTTGTATCGTGTGTGGATCGACCTTCTCCTGGGGGCGGGCGTCGTCATTTTTCGAGTTTCCGCGGGCGGGTTGATCGCCCGCCCGCGGACGGCGACCGTGCACGGAGATGCACGGTGGCGCGTCCTCTACCGCATCGGAAGAATGCGGAGGGACCAACTGGATGCCAAAGAGGGGGCCGATCGGTGAGCCCTCGACCACCGGTCGGTCGCATTTTGCCCTCGGGCCAGTGCTTGGGAATCGTTAGTTATGGGGACGGTATCTCAGGCGACACGGTTTTTTAAAACGGTCTTCGCCAAAAAAGGAAACCCCCCGGCGGGAGCTCGATCCCGACGAGGGGTGAAACATGCGCGCGGAGCGCGATGGCTGGGCGCTGGGCCCGATAGGCATCGGCATTGTCGCCGACTTTCGGCCTGGCGCGCTATCCGAAAAATTTCGGAGAGGAGAATCGAGCGCGATGGCTAAAGCGCAACCGGCACCATCATCGCCAAGTTCCCGCTTGAGCCCCAGGGAAGAGGTCATTCTCTGGGTCACTGGACTTCTCGACAAACTCACGCCCGGCCAGCATCGGGTCTTGCTGGCACTTGTTACGAAATTCAACGTTAAGCGAAATGCCTACGGGCCCGGTTGGGCGATCGACGCATCCTGGACGGACGTGTGTGAGGCCGCCGGTGTGAGCCGCGGGTTTTTGTCGAAGGCCATGGGGACGTTGAAGAAATTTGTCGTGGTGGATTCGGGGAATGTTCAGGGCGAGAGAAACACCTGGATCGTCGGGGGTCATGCTAGTTCACAAAATGAACTAGTTCACGAAATGAACCAGTTCACAAAACGAACTAGTTCACAAAATGAACACAAATCAAAAGAAGTAAGTACCACCAGTGAACATGATCCCGTTCCTGTAAGGGGGGGAGGGGGTCCGCCCCCCGCCCCCGCTCCAAAGGGGACCGGTGCCCCAAGGAACAGCAAACCGCCGACGCCGAAGCTCTGGCCGGCCGCGCAGCCGGCGCCCCCGCAACGGGTAATCGACAAGCACGCGCGATGGTGGTCGGCCGTGGTGCGAGAGGAACGCGCGCCGGCGAACGGTGATGCGGAATTTCGCGAAATCAGCAGCGACCCGGAAATTGCCGCTCTCATCGAGGCAGGGCTGTCACACGTGGGCGGCTGGACCCGTATTCGCGGCACACGTGTGCGACCTCAGGACGCCAGTTTCGCGCGGGATGAATTCTTGCGCTATCTGCGGGAGCACGACCCGGCCTACGCAAAAGCCGTCGAGTCGTTGCACGCCGTGCCGGCGGCGCCGAAGCTGAAAGCCAAAGCGGCGCGGGCCTCCCCGGGTTGAGTTGACAATTGGCAACTTTCGAAATTCGCGAAAGGAAAAAACAGTGTCGAGTCGAGCGAAACGGAAAAGACAACAGCGGAAGGAGGCAAATCCGGTGCTGTATAAACCGCCCGTGGTGCCCGGAAATCTGCAGACCGCCATTTTCAAAGCCAACGAGGTCCTGGGCCGAACCGAAGTCGATGCCGATGTGAGCTTGTGGAATCTGAAACAGGCGATCCTGGGACAGGCGAAATTGGGGGCCGGCAAACTCTTGTTGGGGCATGACACATTCGAGACGCTGTGCTGTATGGCATTACTCGCGGACGACAAGGGGCAATTTCGCGGGACCGACGCCCAACTGGCGAAAGCGGTCGGGTGGCTGCAACCGCAGGTGGAGACACTGCTGAACCGGATCGGGTCGTTGTCGAAGTGCCTTCTCGCTGGGGATGCCAACTCCCCCGAGCGCCTCGCGGAAATGCAGAAGCAAAAACTCGACGAATGGCTAAACCTGGAGGACTGCCAGTTTCTGAGCTGGCTCATGGATCGGCCTTGGTCGTGAAAGGAGCAGCGATGCCCGGTCCCGTCAGTGACAGCTACGATCCGGAATTTGGAACCGGCCAAAACGCGAACGACGTGCGCGCGGCTTTGCAGGATCTCCGCAACCGGGTCACGGCCGCGATCGGGACACCGGAACTGCTCGATATCGTCAGCGTCATCCACGCGGATAACGAGCGACCGGGCCGGCGCAATCCCGTGGCTCTCAGTGAAGCGGAGTTGCGGGTGATCCGGTTTGCCATTGATCGGACGCTGGAGACGATCTGATGCCACTAGAAGCCATTGCCCTGCTGATGCAAGCCGTTCCGCTCGAGCAGTGTCCCTTGTGCGGCGCCTCGCCCTTCACGCCCTTCATGCGCGGTCAGGTGCAGCGCAAGCGGTGGACGTGTCGCGAGGGGTTACGTTCGATCCTCTGCATGCGGCCGTTTGACTACTGCGCCCTGATCTGTGCGGACTGCAAACAAGTCGTGGGATGGGAACGGCCGGAGGATCTTCAAGCGTTGCTCGAGAAATACGAGCGGCACCAGATCTGCAAACGGCTCGCGAAAGAGTGGAGGGAGCGGACATGACACCGAACTGGCGACAACTCGCTGCGGGGATGCTGGAGATCGAACGGAAGATGCGGCCCTTGCATCGTCCACCCTCGGTCGGGTGTCTGGTGACCTGGCGCGATCGCACGCTGGTCGGCATGATCCAGTCTCCCGTCTCGGCGCGCTTTCCGGCGATCGTGTTCCTGAGTGTGACGAGCAAGTACTTCGATCCGGAGTTTGTGCGGGCAGTGCGGAATCTGGATCCGGGTCGACTGGAACTGGAAGCGGATCCGGCGCTCGATTTGAACGGCAACTTTCACACCCTGCACCGTGACGGGAAACGGCTCACGTTTATGCCGGAAGAGGAAACGGCGGAGATGCTGAAGAATCCGATGGAGGTTATCGAAGCGCAACCCCATGCGAACGGGGAAGTCGTGGAGTTTAAATCCGCGAAAACCATCACGGTGCTCAAACCGCCACCGAAGGTGAACTGAGAATCTGATACTTTCGAAAGAGGGAGGTTTACGAAATGGCAGTGCGTACGATTCGCAAATTATCGGGCAAGGGCGATGAACCCGTCGCGGAGTGGGAAACGGAAACCGTGACTCCGGAACGGTTGAAAGAGATCGAAACGGAATTCCGCGCGCTGATGGATAAAGGCTACTTCGCGGCGGACCTGACGGACGGAAAGAACACGATCGTGAAAGACTTCAATCCGCTGGCGGATTTTCTGATGATCCCTCGAGTGCAGGGCGGATAGCGATGGCGGAGACCTTCGATCAACGCATCGCACGACGGCAGGGGGAACATCGCGTCGCACCGCCGCGGCCGCGGAGTGTGGTCGTCTTTCACCATCCGCACGACTTCGACGAGTACCGGCGCCAATCCCGAGACTATGACGCGATCCCGGTTCAGGCACACGGCTATCTGCCCGAGCAGCTCCGGGGTTTGGATGCGCGTGAGATGCGGCTGCTCTTTGTGGGTGAAGCGCGTTCGTGTCCCGAGTGTCTGCATCAGATCGGGAACTATTGGGGGTGGATAGGCGGCCGAGCGGCGGAGATGTTCGTCGATGCGCGGGATTTCGCGACATACGAGCAGTACATGGCAGCACGGCAAGCGGACGAGCAGGCGCAACGTCGGCACATCACCGCCACCGAAATCCAGCAACGCGTCGAACTGGCCCAGCTCGAAGCCCAGCGGCAATGGCACGCCGCGTACGAGCTCGCGCGAAGGGACTACGAGCAGCGATGGGCGGAAATCGACCCAACCCGCTTCATGGTCGGCATCGATCCCGCCTTCGTCGAAGCCGCCGATTGTGGAATCCGTCCTGAAGCCGAGGCCCGCGCCCAGCAGTTACTCATCTCCCTCTTACCCAAACCCCTCCGTAAAGAATTCGAGCGGGAAGGCATCCTCAGCATCGAGGGCGCGAGCGGCAAGCACTACCTGATCCTCTCCTCCGGCCAGACGTCCATCTTCGATCGCCCCCACGGCCGATTGGTCGGCTGTGCCTGCCTGCAGCTCACCGTCCCGGCTCCGGTCTTTGACCGCATGATTGCGGAGTACCTCTTGATCACGAACGACGAGCGGTTGTATTTGCGGACGGCGAATGTGACCTGGTCGGATGGGCGGTATTCGATCGGGGAACGCATGCCCGGGCCGGAACTGCGGCGCCGGAATGGGATGTGGGATTGGGTGCGATGGCGAAGTGGCGCGTAGAATGAAGAGAGGACGTGGGCCTTTATCCCCGCGTCTACTTTACACGACAAAGGAGAGAGGCTCCCTATGCCAACCAACACAACTCCGAAAGGCGGCACGTCGGTCACGCACCAGACGCGCATGCCCAACATTCCGACGAATCTGACGAAAGAGATTTCCACCTTCGACCAGTTGCAGGAACGCATCCTCGCCCTCGGGAATCACTACAACGCTTCCAGCCAACTCTGCTCGGCGGTCGGCTCTTTGGTCGCACCGGGCAACGGTGGCGCACCGATCTGGTATGCGAAGATCTGGTTGTTCAACGGCAATCAGCAAGTCGCCGAAGTCACCGGGCCGGTACTCGACACGGTGATCAACCGGGCCATCGAAGATGCGGCGTATACGCTGGCGTCGATGATGACCACCTCGCGCACGACGGGAAAGCAGCGGGACACGTCGGGATTGAAAGAGGCGGTCGGCTCCTAACTTTCCGCAGACCTGGCTCCCTTCTCGTTCTCACCTCCAAACTCAGCCGCGGGAGCCAGGTCGAAATCCGGCACACGCATCCACGATCCATTTCCAAAATCGAGCATGTAGTGCGGGACGATGGGTTTCGTGTCGACGGCGATGACGGTCGCGATGTCGGGCGAGAGGTGTCCCACGCGGATCACGCGGACCGGATCGCCAACCTTGAAGCGGGCGTGCAAGACTTTACGGGTGATCATGAAAGAGATTTTACAGGTGTCCCGGCCGTCTAATCAGAGGTATGACACCTGCGTGTCCCGATCAACACATTGAGATTGAGTTGAAGCCCTGCAAGTGCGGCTGTGGCCAGTTCTTGGAACCGAAAACGGTGGGTGAATTTGTGAACGACGAGCACCGCACCAAATACAACAACGAGAAACGCCGCAAGACGCCGCGCAAACATCGCAAAACCAAAGCCGCCTGACGCCCGCATCTGCTTTGAAATTCACACTCTGAGGCTGATACGCCCGGCGTGTGGGAATACCCCTTGAATCGATCCCGTCGGTCGTTAATAATGCTCGGGCTTCCTGCACTGGAGTAGGAAGGCGACTGGGCCAGGATGGCTCTGGAGAAACGTCGACACGATGTCGAAGAAATTCTGCGTTTCGGATTTTTACTCCGCCTCTGGCTCGCGTTCAAGCGTTCGCCCGCTTGATCACGCATTCCTTCTTTTCCCAACCATCGTTCGAATGCCCAACACTTTCACGGGTCGACGTGTGTCTGGATTGAAGTAGCCGACAGGAAGCAAAACAGATTTCGGGTCCTTCTTTCTTCCGGTGACGTGGAAGAGCGCCAATCGTGCGGAGGCGGTAGCCTCATCGTCGTTTTTTCTATTGTCGAACACCGTACCGATCAAAATCGCGAATCCCGTTGAGGGTGGAAAGCAGTACACGTCTGCGAAGCGTGCTTTGCATTTCATCCGCAGAGGCGAAGCCGAATTCACCGACGAGGGCCAGTTGTTCTTTTTCACCGCGGAAAGTGTGGTGCGTCGACGTGAAGAACAGAAAGAAGCGGCGCTGCTGGATCGACATAGAAAGGGCATCATCTATTGGAATGGATCGGGAGATCCGCTGGCGATGCACCGACCTGGAGAATGTCGATCATGAGAGGCGGCGTCTCCGGAGCCCGCTCCCGCAGTTACTTCAAACTGCGCGGCGAGCGAGCCCAGCCCAGTGAAGCCCAGCGCGAGTTGTCCGCCTCACCGGAAGACTTCACCCACTGCAACGGCTGTCCTTACATTTTTAAGAAGCGCGAAGCACAGATCGACATGCGGGACTTCCGCGAACACAAGCAACACTGCTCAGGCATGCTGCCGCAGGCGCAGAACTAAAGACCCCGAAGACGTGCCCGTCGATAACGGAATTAAGCCCGTCTGGTTGTGCGGTATGGATAAAGACGACTGCACCAACAAAGACACACCCGGAGAACACCGTGGCGACAAAGGTTACGAAGAGGCCGTGAAATGCGTGCATCAGCACGATCCCGCAGCCTGGCGGCGATACAACATCCGCTGAATTGACGATACGGTGTCCGCTGAATTGAGCCAAAAGAGGACCTGACCCGGCCCTCCATCGGAACACGCTACCCTTAACGTTTACTCTCTGTTCGGGCCGCCGGCGAGGTGACACTCCCCGGCAGCCCTACCTTTCAGAGATCACGAGGATGGCGTGACCCCGAATGGCTGACGATAGTTTATCCGTGACTTCCCCCACGCTCAAGCGAGCGGCGCTCTATGCGCGCGTGTCCACCAAACAGCACGGGCAGAACCCGGAGACGCAGCTGCTCCCGCTGAGAGACTTTGCCCAGGCTCGAGGTTTCATCCTTATAGATGAGTACGTCGACGTCGGGATCTCGGGCTCGAAAGCCTCGAGGCCACAACTCGATCGGCTGATGAACGACGCAAAGAAACGGCGCTTCGATGCGGTGCTCGTGGCACGATTCGATCGGTTCGCGCGATCGGTGAAGCACCTGGTCACGGCCCTGGAGGAATTTCACGCCCTGGGCGTGGATTTCATTTCCTTGAATGAATCCATTGATACGTCGACGCCAATGGGAAAGATGGTCTTTACGATCCTGGGGGCTGTTGCGGAACTCGAGCGCTCCCTCATTCGCGAGCGCGTGCAAGCGGGTGTGGATCGCGCAAAGCGGCAGGGCAAAACATTGGGCCGGCCGAAGCGCATTGTCGATCGAGAACGCGTTTTGCAGTTATACGGAGAGCATCGCTCTCTGCGGAAAGTCTCCGAGCTCGCCGGCGTGGGCAAAAACAAGGTCGCCGCGATCGTCAATTCGGTGAATTGGGTGTCCCAAAAACCCCCTCTCCAGGCGCCCGCTAACTGACGCAACCATTTACCCCGCATCCCGCGGTTCGATGTGCCTGAAATCATGTGATTTCGGGCATTTTTGTTTGTTCCTTTTTTGAAGAAACCGAAGAAACCAGCCTCGCAAAAGAAGCCCCGGCCGGCCGCCGCCCCAGCGACAGAAAGCGACACCCTACGCGCGAGGCAAAAAGCCTTCCTCGAGGCGAACGCCATTTGCGGCAACGTGTCGCGAGCGGCGGAAGCCGCCGGCATTCACCGGGCGACGCATTACAAGTGGATGGACGAGGACTCGGAGTACAAGCGGGCTTTCGAGGATTCGGAATCGCAATTCTGCGATCGGGTCCGCGACATGGTCCGCCGGCGCGCGATCGATGGCGTTCCCGAGCCGATCATCTGGCAAGGCACGATCATCCGCGATCGCGACACCAACGAAGTGATCACCGTATTGAAACGCTCTGACCGCATCCTCGAGCTCCTGGCTAAAGGCAAGTGCCCCGAATTCCGGGACAAGCAGGAAATCACCGGACCGGGCGGCGGCGCATTGAAGATTGAAGTCGTGACCGGCGTCCCCCAGGCGGAATGAGTTTGTGATTGATCGATCTCGGCTTCCGTCCCCGTCCCTGGCAAACCGACTGTTTTAGAGCGCTCAAGCGCTTCTCCGTTCTCGTCGTCCACCGCCGCGGTGGCAAGACGGTGCTCGCGATTCTTCGGCTGATTGATGCGGCCCTGCGCTGCTCGAGACCGATGGGCCGTTATGGCTACATCGCCCCGCACCTCAAGCAGGCCAAGCGGATCTCCTGGAAATACCTCACCCATTACGCGAGGAAAGTTCCGGGAACCGTCATCAACCAGGGCGAGCTCTGGGTCGAGTTCCCGAACGGCGCCCGCATCCAGATTTTTGGAGCCGATCAGCCCGACTCCATCCGCGGCGATTACTTCGACGGCGTCGTCATCGACGAAGTCGCGCAGATCAAGACGGAACTGTGGGGCGAAGTCATCCGGCCGATGTTGGCGGATCGATTGGGCTGGGCGCTCTTCATCGGCACGCCCAAAGGCATCAATCTGCTCTCGCAGATTTTCTACAAAGCCCTGGCCGATCCGGACTGGTTCGCGAAGATCTTCACCTGCTACGACACGGACGCGCTGTCACCGGATGAAGTCGAGCGGATGCGTTTGGAAATGACGGACATGGAATTCCGCCAGGAAATGCTCTGCGACTTCACGGCCTCGAGTGCGAACACGCTGATCTCGATCGAGACGGCGATGGCCGCGACGCGACGCACGCTCGAGGAACGCCTGTACGCGTTTGCTCCAAAAATTCTCGGCGTCGACGTGGCCTGGGAAGGCGGCGATCGCAATGTGATCTTCCCGCGGCAGGGATTGCAGGCCTTCAAGCCGAAAGTGATCCCGGGACTACCGGAGAAAACCTTCGCCGGCATCGTGGCGGAAAAGATCCTCGAGTGGGAACCCGCAATGACGTTCGTCGATACGACGGGCGGCTACGGCGGTGAAGTCGTGTCGCGCCTGAAGGACATGGGCCACAAGAAAGTGCAGGGCGTCGTGTTCTCCTGGAAAGCCAAACAGGAACGCTTCGCCAATTTGCGCGCGGAGATGTGGTTTGCCGTGGCGGACTGGCTGAAAGAGGGCGGCGCCCTTCCGAATCTCTCGGAACTGGTAGCGGAACTCTGCGCCCCGACGTACTCCAACGACAACGCCAGCAATCGCTTGAAGCTGGAATCGAAAGACGACATCCGGGAACGGCTGGGCATGTCTCCGGATATCGCGGACGCCTTAGCCCTGACGTTTGCATTTCCGGTCGTGGCCACACGGCCGAAACCGAAAGAGCCGGCTTATGCCGGCAGCGCGTGGTCCTGAACCACACATTTATTTTCAAGACAAAGGAACATCGAAAGACATGGCATTCACGAACGACGGCTCCGAAAAAGTAATCGACAAACTCACGGTCGTCCAGATCGCGCACGGCGCGCAGTTCACCGGCCAGACCGCCAAAGGCGGCTGGTTCGGCACGGCCCCGATCGCACAGCGCTCGGCCTACACCCAGACCTATGCGACGGCCGACAAAACACACGCGAACCCGACCGCGGCCGCGCTGACCGATTCTTCGGGCGGAGCGGCGGGCGCCACGCTCGCGGCAGAAACCCTGCCGACGGCGTTGACGCATGCGGTAGGAACCGCGGACGCGACCGTCGATGACGTGGGCGGTTCGTTCAACCAGACCACACTCAACAACAACTTCAAGGAATTGACCACCTCCCAGGCGGCCAACCGCGCCCAGCTCAGTTTGCTGCGCGATGCCGTGGCGTCCCTGGCGGCACAGGTCAACGCGATCATCGTCGACCATGCCGACACGAAGCAGCTGGTCAATTCGGTCATCGACGATCTCCAGGCGTACGGCCTCTTCCAGTAATTCTTAAAGCTCTCCTTCACCCCAGGGGCGCATTGGCAACGGTGCGCCCTCTCGCCTCTAGATGCGAGGAAGGAACGCGCGGGCGATCGCGTGACATCGCCATAGAAACCAAAGCTTGCGGGGAAATGGGCGCCTGAGCGCCGACGGGCCGCGATCGATTCACGGATGAGCACCGCAGAGCGGTGTGGGGGAAATCCAGTACCTGCGTGAATCCTCGTAGGGCGATCCCGCCCCGCACCGGAATTAACAACGATGTGTGAACCGAACAATCACAAATTCGAGCCGCTGATCACGAAAGACGTGATGGAACGGATAGACAACGGCCGCGCCACGGTCCATTACTTCGACACGGTCCTGTTCTGTGGGAACTGCGGCTTTCGGGTCCCCGTCACCTCGACCACGCTCCAAGAGAGTAAAGCCGACGCATGAACCGTCGCCTCTGGTGGCAATGCAGCCACGCCCACACCGGCACACTCCCCGGCAAATTGCTGAACACCGTCGACCAGCTCGGGCAGTGGCTCGCGAATGTCGAGCGCACGCATTTGAAGCTCTATCCACTATGCCCGGCCGATCTCTTACGGGTCGCACCGAAGAAGGAACTGTTGGACCGCGACGATGTGGCTCTGGAATGGCGGATTGAACACGCGCACGCGCACCTCAGTTACGAAGAACGCAAGAACGCGCGGATTGTGCTGCAGTGATCTAGGACGGATGAAGATTCGCCGGATTCCCGATCATGCCTACTTCCGCGACGTGGTGCTGGTCATCGGCAGCGACAAAGAGATCCAGCGCTGGGGCCGGAAGAAACATCCCGACTTTGAATGGAACAATGCCTCCGGAAAGTACGTGCGCTTTCCCGGCCGCGAGCTTCATTACATCGTGGTGTCCACCAAGCACGGTAAAAGCCCGTGGCAAACCGCCGTTCTGGGCCACGAAATCCTGCATCTGACCTTCGCGATCCTGCAGGGTTCCGGTCTGGAGCTGAGTGACGCGAGCGAAGAAGCTTTCACTTACTACTTTCAAGGCATGTTCGCACGATGCCTGAAGCACATCTGTTAATACCCCATCACGTTTCTCGATTAACGATTTAAATGCCAGGACCCACGACCTACGCCGCCGAGCGCGGCGAAAGCGACAACACCCCGACCGCGAAATCGCCCGACCAGAAGCTGCTGGACAAAATCCGCCGCCGCTTCAAGTACATGGTCGACGCCTGGAAAGACATCCGCGACCAAGCGGAGCTGGACATGAAGGCCCAGTCCGTCGATGGACCCTGGACGGAAACCGACCGCGAAGAGCGCAGAGAAAACAAGCGCCCCTGCATCCATCTCGATCAGTTGGGCCAGCACACCAACGGCCTGGTCAATGAAGTCCGGCTGAATCCCATCGGGATCAAAGCCTCGCCGGGAGAAGACGGCACCGACGACGACACGGCCGAGCTGACGGAAAACCGCATCCGCCGCATCGAGTATGAATCGAATGGCCCGCAAGCGACGTTACGCGCATTTGAAGATGCCGCGACACGCAGCTATGGCGTGTTTGGCTTACAGGTCGTTTACAAAGACTGGGACTCCCGCGAACAGGTCGCCAAATTCCGCCGCTTCCCCAATCCCGACGCGGTCCTCTGGGACCCCGACTGTAAAGAACTCGATTGCTCGGACATGCAGGACGCCTTCGTCCTCGATCGGGTCTTAAAAGACGAGTTTCCGGAGAAATTCCCGGACGCGACCATCACCTCGTTCGGGGAAGAAGTGATCGCCCAGGCCCCGCACTGGTTTGACGACAACACCGTGCAAATCGCGGAGTACTGGTACATCGAGAAAACGCGGAAACGCATCTTCTGGATCCAGGGCAAGGACGGAGAAGAGATCAAAATCTTCGCCGATCAGTTGAACAAGGGCTGGAAAGTCTCCGACGACACGTTGACGACCTCGGGCGGTGTGGAGCTGCCGCTTCTGGACGATCGCACGACGTTTGAGCCCGTCGTGAAGCAGTGTTTGACCAACGGTGTGGAAATTCTCGACCGCACGGAATGGCTGGGGAAGTGGATCCCGGTCTATCCGGTCATCGGAAAAGAAAAGTTCATCCGCGACGGCAACACGCACAAACGCGTGTTGGAAAGCTACATCCGCATGGCCCGGGACGGGCAGATGCTCTTCGACTATCTCGTCTCTTCAGAAGCGGAAGTCGTGGGCATGACGCCCAAAACCCCGTATGTGGGCTATGTCGGGCAATTCGAAACCGACATGGACGCGTGGAAAACGCTGAACAAAGTCCCGCGCGCCTTCGTGCAGGTCGATCCGGTCGCCGACGCCACCGGTCAAGCGGTCTTGCCGCTTCCGCAGCGACAGGTCTTTGAACCGCCGATTCAAGCGCTGAACATCGGCAAAGAATCCGCGCGGCGCTCGATTCAATCCGCTGTGGGATCGTATGGCTTCACGCGACTCGACGACACGAATGTGAAATCCGGCAAAGCCGTGCAGGAACTGGACCGGCAGTCCGACATGGGCTCCTACCATTTCATCGACAACTACAAGGTGACGCTCGCCCATGCCTACCGCTCGCTCGATGATCTGTTACCGAAACTCGAAAAACGCAATCAACGGGTCGGTCTCGCGAAAGCGGACGGCTCGCATGAAGTGGTCACGCTCGGCGAACAGTACGAAGGCAAAGACGGCCAGCCCCGGACGCGGCAGTACCGGACCGGCGAAGATGCCAGAAATCACGACATCCGGATTGCGACCGGCAAAGCGTATCAATCCCAGCGCGAAGAAGCGTCCGAGTTTGCGGACTCGTTAGCCAAGAATCCGAACGTGTTCCCGATCATCGGCGACCTGGTTGTGAAGTTAAAAGACCTCGGACCGGTCGGGGATGAAATCGTCGCGCGGTTGAAGAAAATGCTCCCGCCGCAGTTGCAGGAAAACGACGGTCAAGGGCCACCACCCGAGCAGCAACTCGCCCAGATGCAGCAGCAGATGCAGCATTACGAGCAAGCGTTGAACGACGCGATGCAGCAGCTCGATGAATTCAAATCGAAGAAATTCGAAATCGATGCGCAACTGCAAATGAAGCAGATGGAGCTGGAATCGCGCGAACGCATGCAGGCGTACTCCGACGACGTGAAGTTGGGAATCGCGGAGCTGACGGCGAAACAGAAAATGGCCGCGGAGGATTTGAGCGTGTTCATGCTGAAGATGGACCACACGCTGCAGATGATCCAGCAGCAACAGGATCACGCCCACGAGGCGGCGATGGGACATGCGGACTCGGTAATGGCCGCGCAGCAACAACGGATGCAGCAGCTGCACGAGCAGCAACAGCAGGAGACCGATCAGCTCGGCCAGCAGCAGATGCAGCAGCAGGATCACGCGCAGCAGCAGAATCTGCAGCAACAGCAACTCAGCGCACAGCCTGCCGCTGCGCCCGAAGCGTCACCGCAGTAAGACGCCCCGAATCCTCGCGCCAATCGTCGGCCGGATATGGGCCAAACGTGATGGCATCCGGTTCCCGGCCGCTCGGCATGAGTAAGAACGGCATGCGCTCACCAGGCCAGCGAAAGGCTTCGAGCACTTCGCCGGTGTCACCGTTCAACGTCTCGACGTGAATGCCATCGGACAGGCGTATCCACCGATCTTGAATCCAGACCACGGCGGGTTTGGCAGGCGGAATGAAAATCGTTTTCTCGCCGGGCACCCAGAGCAACTTCTCGATATCGAGCTGATGCGCGGCAATCGCGCCACCCAGTAGCGACGTGAAGAAGAAACGGCGGTTCATCCGGCCCTCTCGTGTTTCTCCAGCGCGTTGACTCGATCGTGGAGCCCCCGAACGTGACGAACCACGTCTTGCCCTTGCTGACCCAACCGCGCGATCGCGGCATCGTGCTCGGCGAAGCGCTTCGTGATTTCTCCGGCAAACAGAACGGCGACTTCCGATCGCTCGATCAATTCATGCGCGATCGTGTCGAATTCGGCCGCTTTCAGTAACGTCCAGGCCAATCGGCCGAGCGCCCGCTTCCAGAAACGTTTGAGCCGGTTCATAACTCAGGATCTTCCTCTTCCGGGGTGTGCCAGTGCTTTTCATCTTTCGCCAGGGGTGCATCCGCAGGGCGGTCCTGATCGCTGTAGACGACTTCACCTTCACCGGCCAGCGCCACGCGGCCCGATCGGGTGAGCCAGACATGCCGGATGTCGCCGCGCAACGCGCCGTCGTAGATGTAGCCGACTTCCGCGTCTTGCGGCATCGCCGCGAGCAACGTTTTTAAAACAGCAACAGTCATACAACGAATTTACAACACATGCCCCACAACAGCGGGCCTCTCGAAAGCGAGGCCCTTACATTTTTAAGCGATATCGAAGAACTCGAAGCGAAGATCGCGCCCCAATCGGACGCGGGCTTTCTCGAAATCTTCCGACCGATCAGCAACTGACCCGCTCTCTTTAGATTTTCACCTTCATGAGGTTTAACCATGTCTGACGACAACGTGGAATCGTCACCCACAACCGACGAAGTAACGGAAACGGTCGACGCCGAGACTGCTGAAGTCGAAACGACCGACACGGCGCACGAGGAAGACTCGCCAGCTTCCGAAGACCAACCCGAATCGACAACCCCCGAATCTGACGGGGAGCCGGCCTCGGAACCGGAACAACAGATCACCGATCGAGCGAAAGCCGAAACCCCGGCCGAGAAACGGATCAAACAACTGCTCGCGCAAAACAAGCAGTTGAAACAGCGCATGGACCGCTACGAGCGTCCCGCTCAAGATCCCGAACTCGGGGAAGCCCCCAAAGCGCCGAAGGAAGAGGATTTCAAATCCTATTCCGAGTTCGAAACCGCGAAAGCGGACTACGAGCAGAAACGCCTGGACTACGCGACGCAGAAAGCGATCGTGGAAGACCGACGACGTCAAGCCGAAATCCGCCAGCGCGAGGAACAACAGCAGCAACTCGCCGAAGCGCAGCAGTCGTGGAAGACGAAAGTCACGGAAACCGCAAAACGGAATCCGCAATTCGATTTCGCGAAAGCCATCGACGCCGTGAAACCGAACGACACGAGCGACCGTTTCATTGCGGATTCGCCCATTGGCCCGGATCTTCTGGACCATCTGGCGAAACATCCCGAGGAAGCCGAGGAACTGCGCGAGATGTCGCCCTTTCAAGTGACGCGCGCCCTCACGCGTCTGGAAGACAAGCTTCAGGCCCAGATTGCCGGCATCCAGCCGAAGAAAACGCCGAAAGCCCCCGCCTACGTATCGGGTGGCGCGGCGCCGAAGAAAGAGAAGTCCCTGGAAGACATTCTCTACGGCTAGTAGAGCAGGCCGGCGGAAAGACCGGCGCTATTTGCTTTTCGCGCCTCGATGTTCCACGTCGCTCGCGGTGGCGTGGTGATGGCCCGCTCAAAGTCCCAATCGTTCTGAAGTCGCTTCACGAGCGTGAAGAAGTTGAGACCGAACAACGCGGCCCACTCCGAGACACAGCGCGTTTCACCGTTATAGGTGATCTTCCAATTGGCTCGCGTGTTGCGATTCTGTTCCGCGACCGTGGCCCATCGACAATTGGCCGGCTCATAGTGGCCGTTCACGTCGATGCGATCGAGCGAGTGTTGGGGCGACGGCCGTTTGCCCATGTCGGCAAGGAAGTGTTCAAAGGAATGCCGCCAGCGCTCACAGACTGAAATGCCGCGTCCCCGGTAGTCATCGAAGCCCGTTCCACCGGGCGGCACACTGTGGCAACGGTAATTCATATTGATCCAGGCCCGGTATTCCGGCGTGCCTTTCTGTCCATGGGTGCGCTGACGCCGCGACACCGCTTGTCGGGTCGCACAGCCACACGACAGCGAGTAGCCCGAGCGCATGAGCCCGAGTTGCACTTCACGGATGATGCCGCAGTAGCAACGGCACAGGACATATCGGACACGCCCACCGTCGCCTCGCACGCGATCGGGCGCATCGTCGAGCACCGTCCATCGACCGTACTGGTGTCCGACAACAGACATTCTTAGAATTGGTTTAGCCATGCAGGTCACGCTCCTATCGTGATGCTTCGTGGTCAGGCCCGGTTGAGTGTTCGCGCACTCGATCGGGCTGCTTCAGTTATAGCGCACCTGCCCGTCAGAACAGGTCCCCGCTCGGATGAATGGCCGGCCTCATCCACCGGCAACGCTGACGACAGCCGCAGAGCGGAGTCGGCCCCCGCACCAAGTCCACGCAACACAACAACACACCAACAGTTTTTTGAAAGGAAATACCCACCTTGGCTACTTTAAGCACAGCTGCACTCACGCTCATTGATTGGGCGAAGCGTTAACTCCGAGCGCTTCTCAAACCTTCTCTGATCGACTTGGAAGCCCGGCAGCGGGTGACAGGGCGGAAGGCGCAAGCCACCGTGAACGACTGAGTGAGAAGGCCCCGAAATCTCTCGGGGATGCGACAGTCTGAACTCGGCGCATAACCCCACGAAGGCCGAGAGGACGATCCGAAGCGGTCGTCTCGCCGCAACCATGCGGTAGTAACAACATTGAAGGATCCGAACGGCAAAGTCCCCGCCATCGTCGAGCTGCTCGGACAATCGAATGAAATTTTGGACGATATGTTATGGAAAGAGGGAAATCTACCGACGGGTCACTTGACCACGGTGAGGACCGGCCTCCCCACCGTCACCTGGAGACTCTTGAACCAGGGCGTCACCCCCTCGAAGTCGACAACCGCGCAGATTACCGAACACGCCGGCAATCTCGAAGCGTGGAGTATGGTCGACTGTGATCTGGCCCGCCTGAACGGCAACATCAAAGCGTTCCGCGCCTCCGAAGGCATGGCCTTCCTGGAAGCGATGAACCAGGCGATGGCCGGCGCCATCTTCAACGCCAACGTCGGCACCACACCGGAAGAGTTCACGGGCTTCGGTCCGCGCTACTCCACCCTCTCGGCCTCCAATCCGATTTCCCAGAACGTGATTTCGGGCGGCGGTTCGGGCTCGGTCAACTGCTCCATCTACCTCATCGGCTGGGGCGACAACAAAATCTTCGGCGTCTTCCCGAAGGGCTCCAAAGCCGGAATCTCTCACGATGATTTCGGTGAAACGACCGTCACGGTCACAGCGGGCGTCGGCGGACAGCTGATGCGCGCTTATGAAGAGCGCTGGAAGTGGCAGGCTGGTCTGGTGGTTTCGGATTGGAGATTTGCAGTGCGAATCTGCAACATCGACAAAACGAACCTGACCACGAAGGCTTCCGCGGCCGATCTCACCGAGTTGATGATCAAGGCGATGTACCGCATCCCGTCGCTCAAGGCCTGCAAACCGGTCTTCTACGCCAACCGCACCGTGCTCGAGATGCTCGACATCCAGCGCCGCGACGATGTGACCTCCGGCGGCGGCTTGACCTACGAGAACGTCGACGGCAAGCGCGTCCCGAAGTTCCGCGGCGTGCCGATCCGCATCTGCGATCAGCTGACGAACACGGAAGCGACCGTTAGCTAACCCGCCTGAAGGCGCGCTCCACGCGAGCGCGCCGCACTTCAACAAAGGAAAAACCCAACATGATTATTGATGCATTACTCACCCTGTCGGATGCGCAGGCGCTCACGGGCACCGCGTTTTCGACCAACACGGTCGACCTCGGCAACGTCACGCCGAAAAACGATATCGGCAACGGCGAACCGATGGAAGTCACGATCACCGTCGACACGGGCGCCGATTACACGACCACGGATGAAACCTACGAGTTTCGTTTCGTGCAGTCCGTGAATGCCGACCTGTCCTCGGAAGACAATCTGGAATCGCGAATTATTTCTGCCGCATCCTCGGCACTCGCGGCCGGAACGGTCATCCACCTGCCGATCCCGTCCGGGGCGATCACGAAACGCTATATCGGCGTGAAGTACGTTCTGGGCGGCACGACCCCCTCGATCACCGTCACCTCGGAGATCCAGCCGGTCGCGATGGCGAACGCCAACAAGAACTTCGGCTATGCGACCGGATTCACGGTAGCGTAGACGGCTCTTCGACTCTCTCTCTGTCTCCCAACGGGCCCGGTTCTGACCGGGCCCGTTCTTTTTTGGTCTCTCCGATCTTTTCTCGAAAAGGAAATCTCTGAAATGAAAGTCCGCGCCACAATGGAAGGTCTTTATCCGAACTCGACGCCCTACGGGGAGGACTGGCTGCGCCGCTATCCGGGCGATGTCTTCACGCTCTTTCCCCGAACGATCAACGTCGTCGAAGTACGCACGCAGCGCGTCACCGGCCAACGCGAGTTGACCGTGGATGAGCAGTTTTCCGATACCTGGATGGAGCCTGTGGATCCGATGACCCCGGAAATCCTCACCTCCGCCCCCAAAGCCTTGAAACGCGCGACCGAAGACATCAAGATCTCGCGCCGACCGAGCTAACTCCCCGCAAAGGACACCCCACTTCACCATGAAACGCATTCTTCTGTTGCTCGCGCTTCTCGCGCTGCTCCTTCCCGTCTCGACCCACGCCCAGACGCAATCCAGCTCGGCCCTCGGCTGCTATCTGCAATCCGCCGCCTCGACCAACGCCACCAACTGCAAAGCCTCGGGTGGAAATTTCTTCGGCATCCGTGCGTTGAACACGACCACGACGATCTATTACCTGCGGATGTATAACCTCGCGACCGCACCGACATGTTCCTCGGCGACCGGATTTGTGGAATCGATTCCGATTCCGCCCGCACCGGCGGCCGGTCAGGCCGGCGGCATTGTCGCCGTGCCCCCGATCCCGGTTGCCTATACGACGGGAATTGGGTTCTGCCTCACCGGGGGCAGTTCCTCCACCGATAACACGAACGCCGCGACGGGCGTCTTCCTCGCGCTGTACTACCGATGATCGCTCGCCGTTTCCTGCTCTTCATCCTGTTCGGCGTGATGACCTCTCCGTTGCATTCGATGCAACTGCCTCTGCTGGGTGTGGGGGCTGGAGCATTCGGTGCCGGATATGCCCCCATCACCATCGGTGTGCACAACAACGCCACGTGTGCTTCCACGACAAGCTGTGGGGTCGCTGTGGGTACACCGTCGGCGGGAAGTGTCATCTATTGCGTTGCCATCACGCAGATCAACAACGCGGTCGTGGTGTCCGACAGTGTGAATAGCGGTAATTATCAGCCGCTCCCGTCGAGGCTCAGAGACGCGAATCACGACGTCTACCTGGGGGGCTACTACAAGGAGAATGTCGCGGCTTCCGCAACCACCGTTACGGTCAGCGGCTTCACCTCCTCCAACTCGCAGATCGCCTGCGAGGAGGTGAAGGGGACGCGCGCGACCTATACCGTCGATTCCAATGTCATTGCCTCGCTGGCAGGATCGGGAGCCAATCCCAACTCCGGCACCACGATCACCCCGACCTCGAATAATGAAATTGTCTTCAGCGGTCTCTATCGAGCCGCCACGCCAACAGCGGGAACCAATTTCACGTTAATCGACGGCTCGGGAAGCCTGTGGCCGGAGTATTGGATTCAGACGACGGCGACGGCCACGAATGGACCGTTCACGGTAAGCGCGAGCTACAACGCCGTGGCGATGACCGCATTCGCTCGGAATGCCGGGGGATCGTGTTCGGAGACGATGATCTTCGATTGGTCGGGTGCCGTGAACACGACCGCCGTCAGCACGACCAATCTTGCCGCGAGTACCCATGGCGGGGCGGCCCAAGCGAACGCCGACGGTGTGGCCAATCCACCGGGTTGGAATGCGGCAGGGTCGGGAATCACGTTCACCACAAACTCGCTGGCCTATAGTCCACTGGCGAATTCCCGAACGTGCCCGTTTTATTCCGGCCTGGCCGATGGGTCGGGCCTGACGTGTGTGCATTGCGGGTTGCAATTTGCCACAAGCACCGGAGCCGGGACTGGAGGCGGTTATTACTTTCAGAGCAATCAACCCAACGCCAGTTTGTGGGCCTGCGTGGCAACCGACACGCCCGTGAGCCATAACGGGACCATTGATGTTTTAGCCATATCGGGAGGCGATAACGGAATCGACAATCCCGATTATGTCAACCTTCAGATGAATTCCAATGGGGCCACCACCAATTTTGCACTGGAACATCTCGGTGGGGGAGCCACGGTCTACTCGACGACCCAGTGGGCTCAGAACACCAAGTACGGCATCCGGATGACCTACAAGCAGGCCGGTCTGCACACCATCGAAATTTACAACGGCTGCGGCAACAATCCGACAAAGTTGGAGACGCTCACCTCGAATTCGGCAGTCTCGGGTGGGGGGACCGCCGACAAGATGGCGCTTTTTGGGAATGCCAACTCGTATGCGACGGGCACCAACTTTTTCGTAGGCGCGGTCGCACTCGACACGCTCTACGGCGCGGCGATCCTTCCCTAGGCTCTAACCATCCATGTCCACATCCGCTAGAACCATCACCACCGCTGCGCTCACCGAACTCGCCCTGATTTCGGCTGAGGAAACGCCCGACAGCAACAATCTCGCGCAAGCCTTACTGGTCTTGAATCGCCTGATCTCGGTATGGCGCACCCGACGGCAGTACGTGTGGGCGATTGTGGCCAACAGCTTCGCCTGGACGACATCACAATCGAGTTACACGATCGGCCCGACCGGGAATTTCGCGATGACCGTGCGGCCCCCGAAGATCGAGCGCGCGAATCTGATCCGTGTGGAGAACACGCCCGACGACCGGATACCGCTCGCGGTCATCGAAGTCTCGGATTATTCCGAGATCCCCAATTATCTGGACACGGCGGAGGAACCCACGGCGATTTACTACCAGCCCTCCGTCCCCAACGGCACGATCTGGCCCTATCCGTATCCGGAAAACACGTCCGTCGCACTGGCAAAGAAACTGGAAGTCTTCACCTGGCAGATCCTGTCGAGCTTCGCCACGTTGGACACCGGCGTCGATTTGCCCGACGGCTACGAAGACGCATTGACCTTGAATCTCGCCAAACGTCTGGCGTCGGGTTACGGCGTGTCGATTTCACCGGAGCTGGAACAATCGCGCCTGGAGGCCACGCGGGCCATCCAATCCCTGAACAGCGGCTCCCCCAAGCTCGCTTCCGATGCGCCCGGCCCGGCCTCAAGCGGTCCGGTCTATTACCGGCTACCGCAGAGTTGAGGCCATGAGCGGAGCGAATGCAAGCCCGATAGGGCGCAGCCAGTAAATCAATGAACGACCGAACCGTTGGGGAACGCGTGTGTGTGATCGAGGAAGTGGTCACGCGCATGGAAGCCACCTTAAACAAACACATCGAGAAAACCGACACGCGGATCTCGCGCCTCGAGCAGGGCTGGAAGTACGCGGCGGGCGGAGTCTCGGTGATCACGACAGGGATTGTGCTGTACGTGAAGAGTGTGTTCACGAAATGACGTTTGATCAGGCCCTC